AGCTCTTGCTCGGTCCATGTATGGAAGCCGTCGGCATCGTTCTCGCCCTTTAGCATCATCACGCCCTTGGTCGGGTCGGTGGCGACGATCCCTTCCTCGACTGCCCACGCGAAGAATGCGCGCATGGTCTTGATGAAGACGTTGGCGGAGTGGGGCGTCGCGGATCGGCGTTCCCGGCCGCGCCTGATTGCGTCCTGATCAATGGCCGCTAGAGGCTCAGTTCCGGCTGTCTCGAGGACCTTCTTGAAGATGTTTTCCCGCGCCCGCCGCGTCGCTGGCGCCAGGCTCGCCCATGCGGAGGACCGACGGTAGCGATCAAGCTCCCACGCCAGCGTCTTGGGCTTTGCCTTCAACGGCTTTTGCTGGGCGGGAACGCCTTCTAGAGCGGCACGGTACTCGGCCCAGAATTCGAGGGAGTCGTACTCAGCCCGGAGTCGAATGCGGGGACCATGCTCACGGCGGACGTACCAGACAACGGCGCCGTGGCGCGTTCTCTCGCGGAGTAAATAAGGGGGGCGACGCTTTGGCATGTCGGGCATCAAAGCACGACCCTCCCGCGATGCTCAACCTCGGGAATGTCGGTCTTGGGCGGCGGCGCGTCTGCCGTCTGGATTTCAACCCCGTCGGGCCTCGTTATCACGCGCGTCACCGTCAGCCCGGCATCGCGCACGGCACGCAGGGTGCGGGCAACGTCGGCTTGAGTGACGATGGCGGGACGGCGAGACATCTATGCGGCCACCTCGCCCTGTAGAACGCGGCGGAGCCGTTCAATTTCGTCTTGGGTGGCGCGAAGCAGCGACGTGCGACCCCGGCCCTTGCCGATCTTCGCAACGCCAGCACGTATGAGGCGGGTGACGTGGCGCTCGCTGATGCCAAGCTCGTGTGCGATGCGCGCTCGGCCGATGATGAGAGCGGGGTTCTTCATTCGCACCCCCCAAGAGCTTGATAGGCACGGTGAGCAGCCGCGGTGATGGCGTCCAAAAGACTATTGTCGAGAATGAAGACCTTGCCGGGATGGTCGCCGTTGCGGGGGCGTTCACAGCGAGGCGGAAACCCACGGACGTTGCCATTGCTGCCCATGCGCATCAGCGTGCAGCCGCTCAAGCGAACACGGTCAAATTCACACGAGAAGCTAGCGAGGATGCGATCCTTGCCATTCACGGAGGGCTCGTCGATGAGCGACAAGCCGACGATTTTCACTGGGGAACTGCTCATGCCGCATCCGGGAAAATTTTGGCGACCAGTTCCTTGGGCGCCGTTTTCGCCAGATGCCAGAGGTCGACGACGTGAGCGACCGGCCAGCCAGTCTTGAACAGCTGACTCAGGTCGTCGGTCTCGTTGAAACCCCACTCCCCTTTGTCCCGATAGAGAACCATGTATCGGGTCACCATAGTGCCGTCACCCTTGAGCGCCAGATGCCTCTCGACCAGAAGCTCCATCTTCCGCATGGCGATGAACGTGTCCTCCGCGCGGATCAGCTTACCTGCCGCAACCTCAGACACCTCCAAGACGGCGCCAGCACTAAAGCCGGCGTCTAGGAGACGCCGGGCGATCCAGAGCGTCAGACAGTCGAGACCTGAGTAGCGCCACCGGCCCCGAGCATCCTGCTCACCGAGCCCGTCAATGAGTCCGCGTCGTCGCCAGTCCCGCTGAGTATCTGGGCCAATGCCGGTTACCTCACCCACCTCGGCGGGTCCAAAGCCTTTGGCGTAGTGGCGCCTCAGCTCAGCAAGTTCTTCGGCAGTCGGAGTCGGCGCTGTCATGATAAACCCCATCGTGAGACATCTCCATTATACATCATGGGATCTCTCACGCAAGGCTTTTTACTCACTCAGCGTTGTATCTACGTCCAGTCGCCCCTGGGATTACGAAATGGCCTCGTTGGCTGCGTACCACTCTTGGGGCAACGCATGGAGATGGTGGATCGCGACTTTCGTTGCGATATGCGTGATCTTTTCGAGGTCCTCTTGAATCTGCTCGTTCGTGAGGGGCTCTGCACCGGCCGCCTTGTCCTCTTCGGTCAGCGGTCCCAGAGAGAGCCGGAGGCTGTCCGCCACGGCTGTGATCATCGCCAACTCATGAAGGGCATCTCGAAGCAACTTGCCTTCAAGGGGGCGGTTTCCGTTCGCCGCATTCATCAATTCTGTCCCCCGTGCTTCGCCCTCGCCTTCGCAGCAGCCTCCGAGGCGATCTGCTCCCACTGCTGAACGGTCAGGCGCACCATGCCCGCTGGCGCCTGATCGGAGCGGCCGTATTCGAGCACGCGGATGTATTCGAGATTCGACGCGAGGGAGGCCATGTCGCCGAGCGTCAGTGAGTCCGCCACCAAGCGCAATTTGGCTTTCGCCGTCTCTGGATCGCGATGCGGGGCCGGGCCGGACGCGATCTCGTTCTTTGCCGCGACCCACGAGCCTTGCGCCTGCCCGGTGTCGATTGGCGTTCGGTCGATGACGCGCTCGCCTATCTCGATGAACGCCTCTTTGAACGTGTCGAGCATCGCGGCCTTCTGTTTATCGGCCCACGCTTCTACGGTTTCGCTGAACCCCTTTGCCATGCTGGCCCTCCTATTTCCTACGGGGCTTCTTACGCAAGACGGAGTGTGCGCGCTCGATCAGTCGCCGAGCCATTTCGGCGCGAACCGGCAGGTCCGCTTCCTCGCGCCTGAGGTCATCAAGCATCTGCAATTCATCCTCATTGAGACGGATCGCAAACGGCCGTCGTTCTGTGTTGCTGTTGCTCATGCCGTCAGATAGCACATACACGAAATACGCGTCAACTATGCAATTGACGTATTACACGTACTACGTTACCTTGGCTCCGGTAAGCAATTGAACTGGAGACACAACCATGATTGCAGGACCACCGCCCGGCATGTTCGGGCGTCTTATCCTTCGGGCCGCTAGTCGGCTGGAAGCCTTTGTTGACAGCATTTTATCGGAGAAACCGAAGAAACCGTCGAAACCGACATCGGCAACCGTCGCAACTGACAATGACATCCGGACCCAATACAGCCGGATTGAGTTTGAACGCGACGTGCTGACGAGGCTGGCGCTCGGACGCTCGATCAGCTCGCAGGATGAGCTGGCAGAGTTTCACGGGTTGAATAAGGGCACCGTCTCGAAGTGGCTCGCAGCCATGGAAGCGGACGGCCTCATTCCATTGCGCAAGCGCGACGGGAAACGCAAGACGATCTCAGCTTAAGGAGAAGACGATGACCGACAACGAAGACGCCGACTTTGAAGCTTTCGACTTTGAAAAGCTGATCGCACGACTCAACGAGCACCAGCCGCCGACAAGTGGCGTGTCAGCGTGGGAACGCATGGTCGCGGCAATCGTGTCAAAGTCGAAGGCTGAGCTCCGGGAAATGATCGCCAGCCAGCCCGACGAGTACATGGAACTTCTCGTCGACGAGTTGATCAAGACAGAGGAGATCATGCGCATCCGGCACGGGTTCGTGACGATGGCATTGGCGCGCATCTGCGCTGTAGCTCCCGATCCCGAAGCGAAAGCCGCCTAGTTTGGAGAGAATAGAGGCACTTCGGCAGCCCCCGACCAATGCCCAGTCGGGGGCTTTTTTCGTCAAGCCGCTACCGCCTGCTGCCAATCGACAAGGCGAAGCGCGGCACCAACATCGCCGGGCGACAGCCCCGCCTCTTTGGCTCTCGCAAGCGTTTCGATAATCGCCTGAACCGCTCGCGCCCTGCCGCCGGCATCGTATGCCTGCACCGGCCGCATCACGTCGATCTCGATAGTGGCGCCGAGCTTTTCAGATGCTTCCTCGGCGAGAAGCGCGGCCACCGGCTGCAAGGTCCACATCGCGAGATGCCTCTGCGCCTCGCGCACAAGCGGCCCTTGCGCCTGCGCGTTCAACATGGCGGGCAGCACACCAAAGGAACCGCATATCGCATCACGCGCCGCATCCAGCGTCTCGCGCGTCATGGCCCTAGAGAGATCAGGGGTAACATCTTGCGGGCGCCAGTCGCTCACAGGCTGGGGACCACCGGCAGCCGAGACGGCAACGCTCTCACGAAGCAACACGCGGCCACGGCGACCACGGAAACCGCGCCCCAGCTTTTCGAGATCGGTTTCACCGGCCTCCGGGAACGGAACGATTTGGGAGCCGAGCGGTGCGTTGTCGAAAACCTCGGCAAGTGCACTCTCGATTGCGTTCAGCATGCCCGCCGTGAGGCTTGAGCGCTTGAGCGGCGCTTGACCAAGCCACGGCGTCACCGGATCGCAAGCGTGGCGAATGTGAAGCACCTCGGCGGCAAGAAGCGTCTCGCTTCGCCCGCCTCCGGCTTCACTGATGCTAAGGCGATACGCTCGCGGGCGACCGTTGCGCGTCGTCAATTCCCAATCGGATGCCGGGACCAATCCGAAATCCGTGATCTTGAACACAGCCTCGCCGCGAAGCGCAAGCGAGCGACCGATCATCGCCATGTTCCGGCGCGTCAGCAGATTGGTTCCCGACACGTCGGCCAAGCTCAAGCCGGACTCCCACATGCTGATGCAGCTCTGTGCAGTCGCCGTCAGCTCAGCAATCCCGCGCCGACCAGAGATGTAAGATTCGCGAGCCGACATGATCTCGGCAGTGAAGCCCGAGCCCGATGCGCGCTTCTCGATCTTGCTTTTGATGAAAGGCCACCAGCTCAGCATTATGCGGCCCTCCGAAAGTAACGAAGCAAATCGGCCGCGCCGCTGTTCTGCAGAGCGTGCGCCATCCAAGATGCGTTGCGAGTGTGCGAGAGTGAAATCGAGCCGACGGTCAGGCGCTCACTGTGTGCACCGGGCTTGCCAGGCTTTTGCGCCATGTACTCGGCGAGCCGCCGGAATGCTTCCCAGACGGGAGAAGGCGGTTCGTTGTCAGCGCCGACGGTTGCCGTCACACGATAGGGACCGTTGCCCGGAAACCGAATGCCGTAGGGCGACGGAAGGGGTTCCGTCTCGTGCCAGTCATCCCGTGCCCAGATTTCAACATTCGTGATGGTCGCGGGGACGAGCGGCGGCGTCCAGTCGCCGGAACCTTCAACGATCCACTCGACGCTGCGTTCACTCCAGCGGTGCGCGCAATACTGTTCAAGTCGCTGCCACACCATGTCGGCATCGAGCGCGGCGGCAGCAGTTGACAGCGGCGACGGGCTTGGAAGTTCAGGATATCCGGCCGGGGTCGCCTCGATTTGCTTGATGGTCGTCGCCATTATGGCCTCCATCGATTAAGTGTGCGGTACAGTCCAGCGTCAGAGGGCTCGGAGGGCATGCGTGCCGCCAATGTCCAGTCGCGAAGCTCAACTTGCGCTTCCGGATACGCAGGCCGCGTCACAACTGACAGCTCGTACAAGAGCGCCGACTTGATGGTGCGAATGATCGCCCGATGCTCGCCGTTCTCCGGATTGTCGTCTTCTTCTTCGATTTCTTCGGCATCCGGCACAGCGCGCTCCGGCGGGATGCGAAATCCGGGACTGATGCCGACAGCCAGGCCAGCAGCGATGGCCGTTAGAATGTCGGCAACCCAACTTACCTGTTGCATCTCGCGTGTGATCACTGCCGTGAACAGAAGCGCGGCGGCGGTATCACGAAGCGACAGAGTGTTCGTCGCCTTCGATGCAAGCGGGTGATCGTAGGAGTGACCAACGAGAAGGTGAATGTCTTCGGTCGGCATCTCGACGCGATACGAGAATGCGCCGGGCGCGATGACTTCCTTTTTCGGTCGGCCGGTGCGCCCGCCATCCGAAAGGACGGCGGGCTTTCCATATGGGAAGCGCCCACTGAGTTGGACCGAGCCATCGCCAGCCCGGCGCAACTCAAGACCACCCCCCGTGACGCCCCAGAGCATCATGATCCGCTCAGCTCCTCGATGCCAAGGCCGGTCAGCAAGCGAAGCTGAACCGGACGGGCAACGGTGACATCCATCGTCGCCAACGCGGTGAGGCGAAGGCCACCGGACGCCGCATCCGAGTACGGATCGCGGATCAAGTCGATGCCGCCCCACACGCCAACGAAGATCGGCGCGACGCCCCCGGTGGAAGTCGTCAGAAGCGAAATCGTCTCAAGCGGCGAGCCTCCCTCGGGAAGCGCATTCGAAGAAATCGAGATGTTGTTTGCCGCGATGTGGCGGGTGAGCCGATCCCATTCGGTGACATCGGTTCCGTTGACGTACTCGCCATCAAGGAAGTTCCACAGCTCAGGCCGGATAAGTGCACGCACGCTGCTCGGCGAGCCCGCTGCATTCGCCACAAGGAAC